CCGAAGCCGAGGCAAACTACCACCGGCAACTCGCCACTCGTCAGGCCATCACAGCCTGACTCACACCAACCGGCCTCCACGAGAACCGGGGCGATTCAGAACTCGCTGCACTAGCCGACGAGGTCTTCGCGCGAACTATCGGGCCGAGCGATGGCGACAGCGCCGCGAGCCGGGACGCAGCCGAACCCACGCCGCTTTGAAGCGGGCAGATTGCGAGGTCGAACCACTGGGCCCGGTGGCCTTCTCTCCGGCGGGGCACATTGACAGGCTTCATCGAACAGCAGGTAGCGACGTGACCCGCGCGTCTCCACTACCCGCGCCCGCAACAGCGAGCACTCTTTCGATTTCCATCTGTGCAGGCGTCTGCACACCTCTGCGCAAAACGCTCTTGGACCGCAGGGGTCGCAGAGACAATCTCGGCCAAGCGGGCACCACAGCCCGATACGTCCGATTGGGAGCTTTCCGTGAAGCCTGTATTCGCTCGGGTGACGATCGCCACTCCTCGTGTCGATCTCGGCAACGAGACCGTCCGATTCGCTGTCAACGTCGGGAACGTGATTGTTCAGGCGCTGATCTCGCGCGAGCTTCTTGAAGGTCGCTTTGCGGCAACACCCGACCCTACATCGTGGTTGCAGGCGTATCAGTCGAACTCGGAGGCCATCGACCGAATGACTACGAGGCTCTATCTGCGCGACGCCATGGCACCCGTGATCCTCCACAGCAGCTCCAACTGGACGCGCGGCTACTGATCCACTTGCAGCGACGTGGGGGCGGTCTACGGGATCGAACGATGCCGTAGAAATCGGCGCCAACCCGCATGGGGCTGGCGCCGAGAAAGCCAGCCGCAAGGATGGGAGGAGGGAGAGGCGGCCAGCGAGGGAGATCCTATTCCTGTCTCACACGTCATCGCAACGTTGAAACAAATCGGCGGCACGACCCGCTTTTGTCCAATCCTTATGTCGGTGCGGGCCGCCTCGTGCCCTACTTGAGCGCAGGCGCGCGGGCCAGCAGCTCAGTCTTCTCAACCGAGCCTCGGCTCGAACCGAACTCGAACTGATGCGCATCGCGCAGGCCGTTGGCGAACTGTTGCGTCAGCATGCCCAGTGGGCCGTTGAGCGCCATGATCAAGGGGTTCACGTCGGCACCCTTCGTCACGCCCAACCAGGTCACGAAGACCATCGCCGACAGGCAAGCCAGCATGCCGACCACATCGCCGACGATCATCAGATCCGCGCGTTTCGTCGTCCGGCCGAGCTGGGCGAGCTGCACGTCGCGCTTGCGAGCGTCCTGCCGATCGGCGAGAAAGGACTTGTCGAGATCGGCCTCGGCCCCGATCACCGCCTGGCGGAAGGCCAGCAGCGCAGCAGGATCGGCTTGGATCGCGCTCAGCGCAGCTTGGCCGCTGTCCTTCCCGGTGACCTGCTTGGCGATGTCGATCACGGCACTCGCGGCCTGCTCGGCCTGGTCGCTGCCGGTGATCCACTTCAGGATGCTCGGCACGAACTGCGCGAGTGCGAATGCAGTGCTGATCGGATCCATCAGGCTTTGCCTCCCACCGAGGCGGCGATCTCCACGCGGTTCAACAGCCAGCCGTAGACGAAGGCTTCATCCTTCGAGCGACGCTCAGCCAGCTCGACGTAGAACGCGCCCTGCAGCGCGTTGAGGGCACGCAGCAGCACCACCTGCCCTTCGGCGCCGCGACGGCGGACGTACTCACGCAGCGCGGCGATCGTCATCGGGCCGACGCGCCCGTCCGACTTCACGTCGGGATACCAGCTGCCTTCCTTGTTCAGCACGTTCAGCGCGCGCTGCAGGAAGGTGGCCGCCTGGTCGGTTCCCAGGTTCACCGCAGTATCGAACAGCTCGCCGGCCACGGCGGGCGCTGCACTCGCAACCTGGTCGAGCTGCAGCGCGTCCCAGTACCGGCTGCGGTAGATCTCCTTGGCCTGAGCGAGGCCAAGCAGGTTCATTGGGCCGGCGTAGCCGAACGCACGCGCCACCGCTTCGGTGATGCCGTACTTCGTCTGGCCGCCGCTGTCGCGCGGGTCGTCGCTGTAGCCGGCTTCTTTGCCGAGCACGGTCTCGTAGGCTATGTTGAAGTCCATTCGCTGTCGTCCCTGTTCTGCCTCGGGCCTCTTCGAGGTGATCTTAATGTTCTGGCGTCGTTCCGCGCTGTCGCTCACTTGCTGAGCAGGCGGCTGAACCAGTCGAACTTGATAGCCCCCAGCCCGTCAGCATGGCGGCCACCTTGGCAGCGATGCGCTCGGACTCCTCGTAGTCCTTGATGTCTTCGATCCGTCCGATGACGCTGGCGTAGCGGGTCACGCCGCGCAGCTGCCCGATGCGCTGCAGGTGAGCCAGGTGCAGCATGCGAGCCGCCGGAATCACTTTCAGATCCGGCCGCAAAGAGATCGTCTCGCTCGGATGGCCCTTGAACAGCCAGTACCCGGTCGGGCGCCCCCATGTGTTCCGCTGTATACCCTGCTTGATTCCGCGGGACTCGTCGGTGTAGTCCATCGGTACCATGTCCGCCTCGAACAGCTCCAGCGAGTACGGTACTGCTGTCCCGTGATCCAGGCCGGGCACGCGCCCCGTCACGCGTTGAGCGAAGGCCTCTCCATCGCGGTACAAGGTGCGGGCGAGCAAGCGCTGGCAGCGCGCGTAGCTGTGCTGCCAACGGACCTCGGGGCGGCGCTGCCAATCGCGCCAGGCGGACGACAATGCCTTCGCGTAGTCGGTGTGGATCTCGCCGGTCAGTGTGCGCGGCTGGAACTCGACGCCGATGCCCTGCGCGCCGACTGTGTTGTTGACCAGCACATCGAGCGAACCGACGACCAAGTCGTGATTGCGATCGAGGTAGCGCATCTGATTTCGAAGCGGCACGGCGCCCTTCTCCACCAGTTGATTGGGCGAGCCGCCATCGCGGCGGAACTTGCGCTGCGGGTTAGGCTGGGCGGCTTCGTAGTGGGCCAGCAACGTGCGGCTTCGCAACCGGCTCAAGCCGCGCTGTGGGTCCATCCATGCGACCAGGCGGTCGATCGCGTTGAGACGCCCCGTCATTGGTCGAGGCGCGCGACGGCGAAACGCAAGCCGCCAATGGTCTGCACACCGGCCGCCTGTCCGCGCTCGCCCGCGACGCGCCCCTCCCACTCTCTGCGGCCGGCGCGGATCTCGGACAAGTCTTCGCTGCGGAAGACGCGGTCGCCGAGGCGCGCTTCCTTGCCGAGAAGAACATCGGTTTCGGCCTGCAGGTAGGCGGCCAACATCGTGGAGGCAGGGGTGCTCATGCGCCCATGCTCGTGGAATCGGCGTCTACTTTGTAGGTGCGCCAGTAGACAATGTCAGCACGTCACGAAGATCACAAGTGACCCGGGGAGCGCGCACGCCCAGCGATCCGCGGTGAACTGCGGCAATGCAGCGGTTCGCGTCCCTAGATTCCGACAGTAGAACCCTCACTCGCGGCCACCACCAAGCATCAGTTGAGGGCCAGCATCTTCACCAGTTCCAAATCTGACTAGGCAGGCCGCCCAGCGGCGCCTGTCATGACAGCCTCGGTTCAGCGTCGTCCATCGAGAATCGGAATCGTGACGACGAAGCAGCTGCCCAGTCCGACCCCCGCGCTGCTCGCCTCAGCTCTACCGCCATGGGCTTCGGCTAGCTCGCGCACCACCGCCAGGCCCAGTCCCAGGCCGACGCCATTGAACTTCACCGCATGCTGTTCCTGCACGAACGGATCGAAGACTTCCAGCAAGGCCCGCGGCGAGATGCCGATGCCGTTGTCTTTGACGGAGAACACCACGGCATGCGCCGTGCGTTTCACGACAAGGGTAATCTGGCCGCCGGCCGGCGTGTACTTGGACGCGTTGCCAAGGAGGTTGCTCAAGATCTGAGTCAAGCGGACGGCGTCGGCGCGCATGCTGCCCGGCGGGGACGGCAGTTCGAGATGAAGCGTCTGCGCGTGCTGGGCCATCGAGTGACGGCAGCTGATGAGCGAATCCTCGACCACGTCGGCGATGTCGACATCGTCAAACTCGAGCCGCAGCTTGCCGGTATTCATGCGCGATACATCCAGCAGATCGCCGATCACGCGCGACATGCGGCCGGTTTGCCGTTCGATGATTTCCAGCAGGCGCGCAACCTTGTCGGAGGCGACGCGCGGCAGCAGCGTCGCCGTGGTGCACAGGGTCATCAACGGGTTGCGCAGTTCGTGGGCCACGACGCCCATCAACTGGGTCTGGCGGCTCAGTGCCAGTTCTGCCTGGCGCTGCCCACGTTGTGCTAGCAATGTGGTCTGCAGCAATTGCTCGTTGACCTTGCGCAGTCGTGCGAGAGTCGCACGGGCCCGCCGGCCAGTGGCTTGCGATCCAGCGTCGGCTTGTTGGCAAAAAAGTGGGACCCGTGAAGACGTGCGCCTTAGGGCGGCTGCCTTGCCGTAGCGAAGCACCGAGAGCGTCTTCTTGGGCGGCTGCTCGGGAAAGGCGTCGAACGGGTGAAGAGTGACAGACATTGCGGCCTCCTCCGAAAGGGAGCGCGTGTTAGTCAGACGGGAAGTCCTGGCCGGTTGCCGCGAATCGCAACACCCGACGTGCAGGCTTCCTTTTGGGATAGGGGAGCGCTCCGTCGGCGAGTCTGCCGAGGTGGCCCGCTCCGGTCTGTACGGTGACGAACGGAGGGTCATGGTTCTCCAAGCGAACGTTGTATGCCGCACAGACACTCCAACGACGCACGTGTAGCGTACCTGCTGATCTCCCAAGAAAGGCTAGCCATGACCAGGACGCACATCTTGAGTTCCGACACGCCCGAAGCACCGATGGTCGCGGCACCGCCCGCAGAGAGCGATCTGCCGTTGATGGCCACGCTGGGCATCCGATTCGAGGATGGGGCCTATCGCTTCTCCTGCATCCCATATGACAACCTGCACGATGCGGCCAACTTCGCGCGCTTGGCGGGTGCAGGACGGGACAAGAACCAGCGATAGGCCGACCTTTTTTCGCGATATGTTCGATATCGAACATACCGCGACTCCGTCAGCGCCTATATTCGCCACCATCTGTGGCATGGCGCGGTAGGCGTTCCACGCCGGCTCCGACACTGTGTGGAGCTTCGCGACATGGTCTTTTCCCCCGATCCGAAGCAGAACCAGCTGCTGGCGGCCCTGCCCAACGCGGAGTGGCAACGCTGGCTACACCAGCTCGAATGGGTCGAGTTGCCGCTCGGCCAAGTGCTGTACGAACCCGGGCGCACGCTCAGCCACGTCTACTTCCCCACCTCCGCCATCGTTTCGCTGTTGTACGTGATGGAGAACGGCTCGTCGGCCGAGATTGCCGTGGTGGGCAACGAGGGCATCGTCGGCATCTCGCTGTTCATGGGGGGCGAATCGACACCCAGTCGCGCGGTGGTGCAAAGTGCCGGTGAGGGCTTCCGGTTGAAGGCATCGACGATCAAGGACGAGTTCAATCGCGCGCCGGTGCTGCACCTGCTGCTGCGTTACACGCAGGCGCTGATCACCCAGATGGCGCAGACGGCGGTGTGCAACCGCCACCACTCGCTCGATCAGCAGCTGTGCCGCTGGCTGCTGCTGAGCCTCGACCGACTGACGGGCAGCGAACTCGTAATGACTCAGGAGTTGATCGCCAACATGCTGGGCGTGCGCCGCGAAGGTGTCACGGAGGCCGCGCTGAAGCTGCAAAAGGCCGGGCTGATCCGCTATGCGCGCGGCCGCATCACGGTGCTGGACCGGCCGGAACTGGAGCAGCGCACCTGCGAGTGCTATGCGGTGGTGAAGAAGGAATACGACCGATTGTTGCCCCCGCCGCCGGTGAGCTGAGCGGGTCTGTGTGCGCTGGCAGACGGTGGTGTGGCCACGCAGGCCCCAGACTGCCTGCGCCATGAAAAACATCGAGAACGGCTTGATCGAACTGCTTCCGCGGGCGGACCGCCAACGTCTGCTTGCTGCGGGAGGGGCGGTCGAGATGACGCTCGCCCAGGTGCTCAGCGAGGCTGACCAGCCAACTCGGCACGTGTACTTCCCGATGGAGGGCTTTGTGTCGCTGATTTCGCGGGTGGATACCCATCCGGGCCTGGAGGTTGGCATGGTGGGGCGCGAGGGCATGCTGGGCGTGCACGTGGCGCTGAGCGTGCCGGTCGCGCCGCTACACGCGGTAGTGCAAGGGCCGGGCACGGCGTTGCGCGTCGCCGTCGGGCCGTTCCGCCGCGAACTGGCACGCAGCGCCGCGCTACAACGCAGCCTGAGCCGCTACATACACGTGTTGATGGCGCAACTGGCAGGCTCGGCCGCCTGCCTACGCTTCCACCTGATCGGCCCGCGCTTGGCGCGCTGGCTGCTGATGAGCCAGGACCGCGCACAGTCCGATCACTTCCACATGACGCACGAGTTCCTGGCCTACATGCTGGGCGTGCGGCGCGTCGGTGTGACGGCCGCAGCCGGCACGCTGCAGGCAAGCGGCCTGATCGAATACCACCGCGGCGAGTTGCGTGTGGTCGACCGCGCCGGTTTGGAGGCAGCAGCCTGCAGTTGCTACTTGGCCGACCGGCGCATCTACGGCCTGTCGATCGGCCGGGCGGCGCCGGCGGCTAGCGCGACATGATTCACATGCGAAGCTCGATCATGTCCGACCCTCGCTACCGCAGAAAGTGCGGAGCGAATTTCTGACGGTAAGGCCATCTCAGGCACCAAACGACCGCCCCACCCTTCCGACCGAACAGCGCGCGCCGCTTTAAGGTCGCCAATCGGCAAGAGCCGTCGATCGATAGCCAAACCCGGCCGACCGCAGCCAGACGAAGGCAGGCAGCCGCAGATTCGACCCGTCGGACCGCCATCCCAACACAGCCGACGCACATCAAAAGTCGTACCAGTGCTCGGTGACCACCGTCACGTCGATGGTCTTCACCTCGCCCGTGTTCACTTCCGTCACCGTGCAGCGTTGCACGCCGCTCAGCGTGTTGGCCTTGCCAACGGTCGTTGGTGCAGCTGCATTGCGCCGGAACTGCGTCGTCGCCAAGTTGGGTGACATCGCGGTTGCGGACGATCCTGACAATGTCGACCAGGCGATGGTGAAAACCCCCGCCCCGCCCTGCACCGTCACCGTCACTGGGGTGGTGGTCACCGGCACGCTTGCACCACGCGTCGACGTGAAGCCTGAGCCGAAGACGCTGGCACCGTCACCGTCACTGGGGTGGTGGTCACCGGCACGCTTGCACCACGCGTCGACGTGAAGCCTGAGCCGAAGACGCTGGCCGTCGAGGCCGTCAGCGCGAACGACCCGCTGAAGACCTTGCGCGCGACGCCGTCGGCGCCATACCGCCAGATCTCGCGCGCCTTGCGCGGTGTGCCGCCCGCGTCGTAGCGCCAGACTTCACGCGCCTTGCGCGCAACACCCCCGCCGTCATACCGCCACATCTCTGCCATGTGCTCGCCCCTTCAGTACACGAACACGATGTCGCCCGGCGCACCGCCCGACGGCTGAGCGGAACAGCCTGCAGGCGCACATTGCAACCCTGCCGCTCGACGAGCTGACGCTGTTCATCCTCGACTGCGCCCTGATCCAGAACGTGCGCGTCCCCGCCCACGCGCTCGATCGCAAGCCAGAGCAGTTGCTTGCCGCCGCGGCGCACTACGGAGTCTCGTCGACCTCAGAGCGCGGCCCGAGTGCAGCTCCTCGCCGTCGCCCGAAGTCCGCACCCAAACGACCTAGCCAAGGCAAGTGGGCAGCAGAAGTCGGGCATGCCGCAGAAGCGTTTGCGCAGGAGGATCTCAGTCAATCAAACGTGGATGGCTCTAGTCCGAGCGAGACGGCCAGCTCCGAATCGGATCAAGCCGCGCCCGCCCGCACCCACGACGAGGTGATCCACTAAATGGCGCCCTGGCTTGACGACGACGAGGTGGCGCAGCTGTGCCAACCACTTCTGCCTGCTGCGGCCCGGGTCCGCTTCCTCAGGCGCGCTGGACTACACGTTGCCACGAAGCCAAACGGCCACCCAGTCATCATGCGGTCCGAGCTTGAGCGCGTGTTTGGCGCTGCTCGCTTGGCTCCCTCGGGCCAGGGGCGCTCTGCTGCGATGAATCGCCCCGGTTCTCGTGGAGGCCGGTTGGTGTGAGTCAGGCTGTGATGGCCTGACGAGTGGCGAGTTGCCGGTGGTAGTTTGCCTCGGCTTCGG